GTCGCGCCCGAATCTCCCCGGAAACCCCCCGGAAACCCCGGCGAAAAACCGGCGCGCGCGCGAGGTCGGCGAGTTCGTCCCGGCCCGCATCGAGACGCCGACGCCGTCTGATGTGACTGGTTCATATGGGCCCGCCGCGATCGCCTGGACCGAGTCGACGCTGGGCGTGGTGCTGCGGCCGTGGCAGGCGCACGCGCTCACGCGCGCGTTTGAGCATCGCGCCGACGGGTCGCTGCGCTGGACCTACGTTGTACTGACCGTGTCGCGCCAGTCGGGGAAGTCGGTGCTGGCGCGCGCGGCCTGCTCGTGGCGGCTCGACGCCGCCGACCTCTTTGGCGAACCGCAGCACGTCTTGAGTACGGCGAACCTGCGATCGACGGCGCGCAACGTCTGGGAGCAGGCCGCGATCCGGCTAGAACGCAAGCTCGGCGCGCTCGTCCGCTACGGCAACGGGCAGGAAATCGTCACCTTGGCGGACGGGTCGAGCTGGATCGTGGTTGCGGCGAACCGCAACGCGGGCGTTGGGCATTCCTTGTCGATGGTTTTTGTCGACGAGGCATGGAACGTCGGCCGCGAGGTTGTCGTCGACGCGCTCGCGCCGACCACGCTGGAACGGGTCGACCCGCAAATCTGGCTCGTCTCAACGGCCGGTGAAGCATCCTCCGCGCTGCTACTCGACTACCGCGCGACCGCGATCGCGCAGGCATCGTCGCCCGATACGGCGACGGTGCTCATCATGGAATGGTCGGTGCCGCAAGAGGCGGCGATCGACGACGTGGAATCATGGCGGCAGGCGTCGCCGCACTGGTCACCGAGGCGGCGTGATCGCGTCGCCGAGCTGTACCGGACGCTGCCCGAGCGGTCGTTTCGGCGCGAGCTGCTCAACCAGTACGTCACGTCGTCGCGCGCCTGGATCACCGACCTTCAATGGTTGCGCTGCCTCGATCGTGACGCCGAGCTGCCCGGCGAGGGCGGCACGATCGCGGTCGAATCGGCGTTCGGGTCGACGATCGGGCCGACGCCGTTCGGGCTCGTGCTCGCCGTGCGCGACGCCGACGGCCGCGTGATCGTCAGGGGGCAGGCGTACGCGGGCACGACCGAGTTATGGGCGGCGGTTGAGGCGCTCGCCGCGACGCGTCGCGGCCTGACGCTCGTGCACGCTGAGCAGTTCCGGCATCACGTGCCGCGTATGCGCGGCGTGATCGTCGAGAAGGTCGGATACGCCGACCAGGTCGCAGGCTACGGGCCCTGCCTGCAGGCGATCGCGGCCGCCGAGCTGCGTCACGTCGGCGAGCCCGCACTATCCGAGCAGGTGCTGATTGCGGCGTCGACGACGACCGAGCGCGGCACCGCATTGTCGACCAGGGCGAGCGAGGGACCGATTTTTCTGGCGCGCGCGCTCGTCTGGGCGGCCGGTCACGAGCTGCGGCCCGAGCAGCGCGCTAAGCCGATCATCGCCGCCGCATGATCGACGCGGCCGACGGCTATCTGCAGCTCGGCGCCGACGCGCACGTGCTCGACCGTTTCGACCTCACGCTCGGCTCGCGCTCGCTCGACCGTTGGCTCGATCTGTGGCGCTACCGGGACGGCGTGCGCGTGCTCATGCCGAAGCAGGGCACGATCGCGGTCGTGATCGCCGACCCGGACGCCCACGCCGGACCGGCGATCCACGCTGACCAACTGCGGCTCGACGTCTAGAACATCATGCGGCGCCGCCGCTGCCCGCAAAAGACGCATTCGACGGGCCGCCGGACACCGAATACGAGCTGCTCGGCGCTTGTGTCGAGGCGGCGCGCGAGCGCGATCACCGCCTGCAGGCTCGGCACCCGCAGGCCCGCCTCGATCCGGCTTATGTAGGCGTTGCTGACGCCGTCGGTGGCGAGTTCGCGCTGCGATAACCCCGCCTCGATCCGGCATTCGCGGATGCGCTCGCCGATCCGTCGCACGTCGACCTCGACTGCCTGTTGCACGCTTCCCCCCTGCCTTGACGGGTGACCCCATGTGACCGCAGCGGCCGAACCGCCGCACGCTATCAAGTTTGCGCCGGGGACCATGCCGGGGGCAGACTCGCCGCGATGAGTGTCCTACCGTTTCGCAGGCGTCCCGGCCGGGTTGAGGCGGCGGCGCCGTCGGTGCGGGCGGGGACGCTTTCTTTGCGGCGTGCGCGCTCGGGCACGGTGCTAGAGACGGCGCAAATCGACCCGGTGCTGCTCGGTGATGCGTATGGGCGTGACGCGGCGATGAGTGTCCCGGCGATCGCCGGGTGCCGGAATCTGATTTGCGGCACGGTCGCGCAGCTCGACGTCGACCGAATCAGGGGCGACGAGCGGATCGAGCAGGGGCAGCTCTTGACGCAACCTGACCCGGACGTCGCCTGGTTGGAGACGATCACGGCGACCGTCGACGACCTGCTCTTTTACGGTCGCGCGTATTGGCTCGTGCTCGCGCGTGACAGTGAGGGCTATCCGACGCGTGCGCGCTGCATTCCGGCGACGTGCGTCGAGCCCGAGCTGTCGTCGTATCTCACCGACTATTCGCGGCTCTTGGGCTATCGCGTGAACGGTACGCCGCTTGAACCGGGCGACGTGATCGCGTTTGGGATGACGCATAACGGCGTGCTGAATTTCGGGGCGCGCACGATCGCATCGGCGATCGCGTCATTTTCGGCCGCGCGCCGCTTCGCCGACGTCGAGATACCCGCCGGGGTGCTTATAAACGAGGGTCACGAGCTGTCGCAGTCTGAGGCTGACGACCTCGTCGAGAATTTCCAGGCGCAGCGGCGCACGAAGTCGGTCGCGTATCTGCAGGGCGTCAAGTACGAGCGCACGAACATTTCACCGGCCGACCTGCAGCTCTCTGAGTCGCTGTCGGGCTGGGCGACCGAGTGCTGCCGCCTGTTTAACGTGCCGGTGGTGATGATCGGCGCGTCACCGACCGGGCATACCGGCTCGTCGGTGCTGTACTCAAACGTGGGTCAGAACACGGCCGCCTATGTCGGCACCGCCGTGTCTCCGGTGCTGGCGGCGATCGAGCAGGCATTGTCCGGGCCCTACGTAACCCCGCGCGGGCAGCGCGTGATTTTCCAGGTTGGCCAGTACGTGCGCTCTGATCCGACGGCGGCGGTCGAGTACGTGACCGCGCTCGTCGACAAGCAAATCATTTCGGTTGACGAGGCGCGCGGCGTGCTCGGCATTCCGCCGGTCGCGGTCGGTGGCACCGTCGACGAGATCACACCCGGGAGGGTCTAGCTATGCACGTCGAGTTCGCGGTCAACGTCGACGACGTCGACACTGAGGGGCGCACGATTACGGGTATTGGGGTGCCGTGGGACCAGGCCGGGAAGATCGGCGGCCGCACATTCAAGTTTCAGCGCGGCTCGCTCGCCCCGGCGATGCGCCGGACGCCGCTTGTGCTCGGTCACGACGGCGAGCCGGTCGGCGTGCTCGCCGAGCATGCCGACGACGACCAGGGCGCGCGCGTCACGTTCCGCGTCGATCGCACACCCGACGGCGACCGTGCGCTCGTGCAGGCCGCGTCGGGTTCGCGCGGCTCGCTGTCGGTGGGCGCTGACGTCGACGACTCGGTCGTGCAGGCCGACGGGTCGGTGCTCGTCACGGCCGCTCGCTATGTCCATTTCGCGCTTGTCCCGCACGGCGCATTCGCCGGGGCGGAAGTCGAGCACGTCGTCGCACACCGCGACAAAGCACACGACCAGGAGGGCAACATGATCGAGGACCGGATCGCCGCCGCACGTGAGACACCCGAGCCCGAGCCCGACCCGGCCCCGGACCCGGCACCCGAGCCCGACGAGCCCGAGCGCGGCCGCGCGCGCGTGCGCGTGATCGCCGAGCGGCGGCCCGAGCTGAGCGCCGGGGACTATGCGGTGCTCGCGATTCGCGCGCAGCGCGGCGATGGTGACGCGCTGCGCGTGCTCGCGGCGCTGACCGAGACGCCGATCACCGACCTCGGTGGCGTGCTGCCGCCTCAGTACGAGCGGACGGTGCTCGGCGAGAAAACGGTCGACCGCGTGCTCTGGTCGATCTTCTCGGGGCGGCCGCTGCCGGCCGCCGGAACGCAGGTCATTAAGCCGACCTGGACGACGGGCCCGAACGGTGCCTGGGCGGCAACCCTCGACGCTGACGCGACCACGTCGGCGCTCGTGATCGGCACGACCCCGGCGTCGATCGACCGCTGGGACTGGGCGGCCGCGCTGCCCTGGGTCGCGGTGCAGCGTTCCGACCCGGACCTGCTCGACACGATCTATTCGGCCGCCGTCGTCGACTTCTACGGCGACGTCGAAACGCGGATCGCCGCGCTGCTCGCGACGGGCACCGTGTCGCTCGCGGACACCTTGGGCGCGGGTATCGCCGCGTTCTACCAGGCGACCGAGAAGTCGCCCGAGGTGATCGTCGTCGCCCCGGACGTCTGGGGTGACATGGCCGACGCTAAGCAGCTCGACGCTGCGGTCGGTGGCGGCGCCGTGTCCGGCATCCAGGGCCTGTCGGCGTACTACGCCGGGCTGCCGATCACCGCGTCGGGTGCGCTCGCGGTCGGCGAGCGCGTCTTGGCGACGCGGCGCGCGCTCGACGTGCGTATCAGTGACCCGCTGCGCTTGACCGCCAACGCGATCGGCGCGCTGAACGTCGAGCTGGGCGTCGTCGGCGAAGGGCTGTTCGACGTTGACTATGCCGAGGAAATCGTCAAGCTGACCCCGCCCGTCGGCGCGCTCGCGGCGTCGAGCGGTCGCAGCTCGTCGAAGTCGAGCTAGCACGCTAGCTCTGGCAAGCGGTCCGGCGCCCGCGACCCCGGGCGCCGGACCTGCACCGAAAGGAAACGTTTTGGCGCATGAATGGCTAGAGGCGGCACGAGTAGCGGACTGGTTGTCGGTCGACGCTGCCGACGAGCACGTCGCGATCGCGACCGCCGCCACGGCCGCCTACGTCGAGCGGTTCCGGGAGGACGTCGACTTCACGACCGCGCCGCTCGGGCCCGAGTACGACGACCTCGTGCAAGCGTGCGTCGAGCTGGCGGCGCTGCAATACCAGCAGCGCAACGCACCGTCGGGGTTCCCGGGCTACGGCGAGATTGGCGACGGCAGCTTCGCGGCCGGGTACGGCGGCGCCGACGTGTTTCGGATTTCGCAGCTTTACCGGCGGATCGGGATTCGGAATGCGAGGACCGCGTGAATACGGCCGTGCTCGTGCTCGACGCCGTCGTCGAGATGCTCGACGCGCACGGCATCGACTCGACGCGTGACGCGGGCGCGTTCTATCCACAGCCGTTGGGCGTGCTCGTGGGGCTGCCTGCGTTGTCGGGCGCGACCTTGGGCGCGCGCACGTACACGGTGCCGGTCTATGTCGTGTCGGGGCAGCCGTTGGTCGAGCCGGACGTCGTCGACGCGCTTTATAGCTTGGCTGACGCGTGCGCGGCCGCGCTCGACGTCGCCGCCTATTCACCGTTCGATTTTCGAGGCTCGGCGGCTAACGCTGAGGCGCTCCCGGCCGTGCAGCTCGACGTCACGGCGACCGTTCCCATTCCTGCACTGACATCCCTGGAGGGCTGACCAATGGCTACGCCTGTTTTGAAGGATTCGCGGCTCGGTCCGGGCACGCTGACGATCGGCTCGACCGAGTACGGCGTGCAAATCTCCAACGTGCGCCTGACGCCGGACGTGTCGACTGAGGACGGCACGCCGACCCTCGGTATTCCCGAGCCGTCGCCGCTGTCGACGATCGCCTGGAAGCTCGCCGGGTCGGCGATCCAAGACTGGGAGGAGGACGCCGGGTTCGTCAACTACTGCATGGACAACGGCCTAGCCGAAGTCGCGTTCGTCTGGGTGCCGCTGAACGATGCGACCGTCGAATACTCCGGTACGTGCCAAATCTTGCCGGTCGAGATTGGCGGCGACGTCGCGGTGCAGCAAACAACCGATTTCGAGTTCCCGGTGATCGGCACCCCGGCCCGCGCACCGCACGTGCCAAGTGTCGAGCTGGCAGGCCGCTCGTCGCGGTCGAGTAAGGCTGCCGCGTGATCCGGGGCAGCGCGCACGTCGAATATGCCGACGGCACGACCGACGAGCTGCACGTCGTCCCGTTCGACTGGGTGCGCTATGAGCGCTACTGCGCGTCCCGGAAGGTCACCGCTGACATTCGCGAGGGCCCGGCAACGTGGGGGATGTATCTCGCCTACTCGGCGTACGAGCGCGCGCACGCCGGGAACGGTGCCGGGCCGGTGCCGGGGTTCGACGTGTGGGCGGCGACGATCGAGCAGCTCGACCTTAACCTGGAAACGCCGGACCCTACCCCGACGGGTCCCCCGGCCGAATGATCGCCGCGCTGACCCTGTTGACCGGTATCGCGCCGTCGGTGCTCTGGGTCGAGGACCCGGTCGACCTTGCAACGCTCGTCGACCTGGTGAGGGAACGTGCCGACCGCGATTAGCTATGACACCCGCGACGTGGTGACCGTGATCGGGCAGCTTCGCGACGTCGACAAGGCGCTACGCACTAACGCGTCGGCGGAGCTGCGCGACGCTGCCGGGAAAACAGCCGAGCGCGGCGTCGCTGCGTTGCAGGCGGGTGCGCGCGGCACACCGCAGGCGTCGATTGTCGCGTCGTCGGCGAAGGTGAAACGCGACCGCGTCCCGGCGATCCAGCTCGGCGGCGCGCGCCGGGTCGGCCGTCGCGGCACAGCGGCCGGGGACATTCTCTGGGGCTCTGAGCATGGCGGCCGTAACTTTGCGGCCCCTGCGAATCCGTCGGGCTACTGGATCGACCCGACGATGCGCCGCTTTCAAGACGGCGCCGCTGCCGACGAGTACCGGGCGGCGGTCGCCGTGATCCTGCGCCGGGCCGGGGTGCTGTAGGTGCCTGCGAACATCGTCATTCGCATCGGCGCATCGGCGACGCAGGCCGTGTCGGAAATCGGCAAGGTGAATAGCGCGCTCGGCGACCAGCAAACGATCGCGCAAAAGGCGCACGCGGGCATCACTAAAGCGGCGGTCCCGGCGGCGATCGCGCTCGCGGCCGTCGGTGCTGCAGCGGTCGACGCGACGAAAGCCGCGCTCGAGGATCAAGCGGCGCAGGAGAAGCTCGCGTCGCAGCTCGGCAGGGTCACCGACGCGACGAAACCGCAGATAGCGGCCGTCGACGCCTACATCACAAAAATGAGTTTTGCGACCGGCGTCGCCGACGACGAGCTGCGCCCGGCGCTCGGCAAGCTCGCGACCGCGACCGGCGACATAGCGAGCGCGCAGAAAGAGCTGCAGGTCGCGCTCGACGTGTCGGCGCAAACCGGCAAGAGTCTTGATTCAGTGTCGACGGCGCTCGCGAAGGGCTACACCGGGCAGACAAGCGCGCTTAACAAGCTCGTGCCGGGGCTCGACCAGGCGGTCATCAAATCCAAGGATATGACGAAGGTGAACGCCGAGCTGGCCGACCTGACCGGCGGCGCCGCCGCCGACGCCGCCTCAACCGCAGCGGGCCAATACCAGATATGGGGCGTGCGGATGCAAGAGCTAAAAGAATCCCTGGGTGCCGGGCTGATACCGGTGGTCGAGGCGTTCCTGCCGCTCGTGAACAAGGCGACCGAGTTCGTTAGCGAGCACACCCGCGCGGTGACCGTCGTCGTCGGTGTGATCGCCGTACTCGCCGGGGGCATCCTCGCCGCTAACGCGGCCCTAAAGGCGTACGCGGCGGTGCAGGTGGTCGTGAAGGTCGCGACCGCCGCCTGGACGGCCGCGCAATGGCTGCTTAACGCTGCTCTGGACGCAAACCCAATCGGGCTCGTGATTATCGCGGTCGCCGCGCTCGTCGCCGGGCTCGTGATCGCCTACAACAAATCCGAGACGTTCCGGGCGATCGTCACCGCCGCATTCGCCGCCGTGCGGGTCGCGGTCGACGCCGTCGTCGGCGCGTTTCAGTCGCTCCTCGGCGCGGCGCAGTCGGCGTTCAACTGGGTTACCGGTCACTGGAAGGTCGCGCTGTTTGCGTTCGGTCCCTTGGGCGCTGCTATCTCATTGATCGCGCAGAATTTCGATGCGATCAAGGCGGCGGCGGTGGCGGCGTTCGACGCGATCACGTCGGGCGTCGGTGCCGCGATCGGTGCGATTCGTTCGGCTATCTCGTGGGTCGATTCGCTGCTCGACAAGATTTCTCGGATTCACGTGCCGCATATCCCGGGGCTCGGCTCGATCGGCCTGTCGGCACCGGCACCGGGCACACCCGGCGCGACCGGCCGGGCGGCACCGTCGACGGCGAGCAGCTCGGGCGGGGTGACCGTCAACGTGTACGGCGCGATCGACCCCGAGGGGACCGCGCGCGCGATCCGGCGCGTACTCAACCAGCACGAGCGCCGGTTAGGGCTCGCCTGGTGACCCTTACACCGGTAGCGCTGACGATCGGGTCGACGACGATCGACCTCGACCAGGTGATCGCTGACGTGACGATCCGGCACGGCCGCGTCGACGTGTACGAGGCCGCGAGCCCGAGCACGCTGCAGCTCACGATCGAGGACGTGCCGCGCTCGTTTACGCGCGCGTTCCGGGTCGGCTCGCCGCTCGTATTCACCTGCACCGACGGCGTCACGGTCGCGCCACGGTTTACCGGCACGGTGACCGACGGCGCCGTCGATGATTCACGCTTGACGGCGATCGCCGTCGGCCGCCTCGCGTCGCTCGCGTCGCACACGATCGGCGGCACCGTCGACTATCCCGCTGAGGCATGGTCGGCACGCGTTACGCGCGCGTTCACTGAGGCCGGGCTGTCGGCGTATCTGCAGCTCGTCGCACCGGCCGCCGGGGCCGACCCATCCCTCGCCGTGCGCACGGTGATCGACGACGGGCCGGTCGGGCTCGACGAGTACCTCTCGGCGCTCGCGGATATGGTCGGCGCGGCGGTCGCTGACACCCCCGACGGGAAAATCTTGGTGCAGCCGATTAGCTCGCGCACGCTCGCGGGCTCGGTCGTGCTCGACCCGGACCTCGTCGCCTACGTGCCGGTATGGACGCAAGTTTTGCCGCTCGCGAACGTCGTCACCGTGAAATACGTCGGCGGCGAAGTGACGGTCCAGGATGCCGCCTCGGTCGCGTTCTACGGTGTGCGGCCGGTCACGATCGAGACGACGTTCACGTCGCCGACGGCGGCCGCTGCGCGCGCGAACGACCGGCTAGCCCGCAGCGCGTATTCGCACTGGAACATTCCGAGCGCGCCGTACCTCGTCGGTGCCCGGCTCGGCATCGGTGCGCCGCTGACACTCTCGGATATGCCCGCCTCGTCACCGTATGCGACCTGGACGCCTGTCTTGGAGGGCTGGCAGGACAACATCACCGGCGACGGGCACGAGCTCGACTGGACGATGGAGTTGGCACTGTCGGACCCGCTCGCGTCCGGGCTTACGCTGCCGTGGAACCAGGTGCCGACGACCCCGGGCTACACCTGGGCCACGATCAACCAAACCGTGCCCTGGCATGACGCCCTACAGCTAGGAGACTTGGAACCGTGACCGACGAACCGACACTCGACGCCGAGGTCGAGCCGCGCGCGGTAACGTCGCACGGCTGGCCCTATCCGGTCGCGTCCGATCCGGTCGCGGGCGGCGCGGCCGCGATCCAGGCGCTCGCGACGAAACTCGACACGAACATCGACACGAGCGGCGATATCAAAGGGCACGCTGGCGCATCGTCACAGGTGCGCCTCGGTGACTCAAACGGCAACGCAATCGTCTATTTCGGGCTCACCGGCACCGACTACTTTTTCCGGCCGTCGGCGGGCGGTGCGCTGCAAACCGACAGCTATTTCACGATCAAGGCGATGCATCCCGTGCGCACGCACTCCGGATGGGCGCCGCAGATCGTCGACCCGGTGCTCGGGCCGTCGAACAACGTCAACTCATACACCATCGCGTTTTTAGCACCGTTCGGTGACATTCCGGTTGTCGTCACCGAAAAACTCGCGGACGTGATGCCGACGACGATCTCGACGACCGGGGTCACGATCAACCAGACCGGCGGTAGCGGCAACCAGTACCGGGGTATCGCACTGGGATCGGTGGCGACCGGTGGCTGATCTCGTCGCAACCGTGACGGCGGCCGCCTACGTGCCCCCGGCCGACATTGACGCGCCGACGCCGCTCGACCCGGCGCGCACCGTGCGCTCGCTCGTCGACCACGTGCTCGTCGTTTTTGACGTCGAGACGGTGGTCGGGCATTCGCTCTATTTCGACCCGGCAGCGGTGCCAAACCGTATGACGATTTACGGCGTCGACGACGTCGAGGCCGTGACCTGCCTCGTGCGCGAAGTCGTGTTCTCGTGGTCGGCGCTTGAGCCGGTCGACCCGACCGACCCGGTACAGGTATGGGGCGGCACCGACCCGCGTATCGTCGTCGACGCGACCGCTGTTGCTGGCGAGTTGCGCGCCGTGCTCGACGGGCTCGGCGAGCGCGTCGCACCGCCGCCGCCGCCGGACCTCGTCGAGTGAATGTCGACGGCCGTCACCGCCGAGCTGCTCGCCGCGCTCGCCGCGCTCGTGCTCGGGCTCGCGATCGCGCTCGCGCGCACCCGGGAACGGCTGTCACGCGTCGAGGCGGTCGTCGAGCAGCTCGTCAAGAAACGCGGCGCCTAGAGTTCGTCGATAGCCCTGCGTACCCGGTCGGCGTCGGTGCGCACGTAGTGCATGGTCGAGGCGATCGAGCGGTGCCTGCATGCCTCTTTGGCGACCATCACGTCGCCGGTGGCGCGGTACAGCTCGGTTGCGAATGTCGCGCGCAGTCGGTGGGCGCCGCCGGTGACGCCGTGCTGATTCATCACGTATTTGCAGCGCCACGAAATCGCGTTCGCGGTCGCGTCCCAGAGGCGGCCGTGCGGCTTACCGGCGAGCAGCTCGACCACGAATGGATGCGCCGCAACGCTCGCGGCTTTGCGGCCCTTTCCGCGCGGCACGAGCAGCCGCAGGCCGTCGTCGGTGTTGACCAGGTGTGCCGGGTCGACCTGCGCGATTTCGTGGCAGCGCAAACCGGCGTAGGCGGCGAGTGTCAACCACGATCGCACCGGCTCGGGCGCGAGCGCGATCAAGACGTCGCGTTCGTGCGTCGTGCAGGGGTTCGGCTCGACCTCGCCCCGGGGCGGCGCTTTCGTGTCGAGGAACGGGTCGACGTCGAGGCGGCCGGTCTTGACGGCCCAGCGCGTAAACCGTCCCGCGAGTTTGTGATAGCCCGCGTGGGTTCCCTGCTTCCATCCGCGCAGCTCGGCGAGGCGGCGCAGGCCGCCGGGGGTGAGTTCGTCGACGCCGCCGAGCGCGCCAATCAGGCCGACGAGCTGCGAGCGGTCGTTGCGGATCGTGACCGGCGCAAGGTTGTTTGCGTACCGCCAGTCGATGAACGCGTCGACGATTTTCTCGCTCTTTGCGTCGATAACGGCCGCGTGCCACCTTGTGCGCCGTCGGGCAGCATTGGTAGCGTCCGGCGGATGCACTGGGGTTACTTGAAGCGCTGCGGCAACGTTCACGGGCTCGACCTCCTGCGGCGGTCGAGGGTAAACCGTTGACTAGGCAACGATCAAGTGCGCTGCCGGTTGTCGGCCCGGATTCCAACAGAGATGTTGAGTCTGGCCCGGTCGGGCGGGCGTTCGATCCTGACTGGTCGCTCGGGTGGTTTGCCTTTGCGGTGGTGTGGTTCGCGCTCGTCGGTGTCGGCTCGTACTTCCTCTGGGAAAGCGTTTTGTGATGCCCGGTGCCTAGGATCGAGTCGCTGCCAGTGGTCACCCCATCTGACCACAGGAATGTTGATAACGCGCGCGCCGCCGTAGGCTCGCGGTCCGCTGGATTGCTCATGGTTAGGCCCTTTCGATCAAGGGTCGGCGTTGTATTCGGCGCTCGCCTGCCCGACCCGGCTGGCGGTGCCATAGCGGCACATATTACCCGCTCACGTCGGCTGTTGGCCGCGTGCGCCGGGGACGTCGAGCAGGCGTGCGCGGTCGCGCGGCTGCTTGAGGGGTGCGGCTACTTCGCCCGGGGTGCCTGGTGAGGCCGGGCGCGCTCGGCGAGCTGGCGGTAATCGCGATTTGCGTCATTCTCGCGATCGCGCTGATTCACGGGTGGGGATTTTGAAGCTCGCTGCCAAGCGCCGACTCCTTGCGCCGGGTTTCGCGGTCCGGTGGGCGCTCACGGCTGGCGAGGGCCCGAGGGGTGCTCGTGCCCGGGCGTCGGACCCCGGGCGCGAGCAGGGCTCCTACGGGCCCGTAGGCGGCCGCCGTGTCTGAGTGGTACGAGCAGGCGTACGCCGGGGGGCCGATGGTCAAGCTGCCGGGGTTCCCGCGTCCGTTGTATCCGCCGGACGCTGAGGCGCACGGCAAGCAGGCGTCGATCGACGGGCCCGACGTGATCGCCTATAAGCGCACGGTGTGGCGTGCGGGCCGCTGGCAGGGGCCCGCGTCGAATTTCGACGAGGCGTATTCGGACCGCTTCGCGCTCGGCGCCGGGCCGAATGTCGTCGATACCGGCGTCGCCGGGGTGCAGCGGCAACAGGACATAGACGATACGGGCTGGATTGGCACTAAGACGTTCAACACGTTGCGCTCGATTCGGGTGCCCGAGGGCCCGCATGCGGGTGAAATGGCTATGGACGATTACGCGGTCGAGTTGCTCGTGCAGGCGTGGAAACGGTTTGGCGGTCACGAGCCGGATTCGGGCAGTAAAGGGTCGGTGCGCGAGCGCGCGCTATGGATCGCCTGCGACGAGCTGGGCACGAAGGAATCGCCGCCGGAATCGAACAACGTCAAATATTGCGACTGGTACGGGATGGTCGGGCCGTGGTGCGCGATGTTTGTCACGTGGTGTTTCGAGCGCGCGGCCGACGAGCTAGGCACGGATTCGCTGCCGTTCATTCAGGGCGGCCGATACGCCTATGTGCCGTATTTGATCGCGGATGCGCGTGCTGCGAAATACGGGCTCAGTGTGACCGACGATCCGATCGCGGGCGACCTCGTTTGTTACGACTGGGACGGCGGCGAATACGACCACGTCGGCATATTTGAACAGTGGAATTCGGGCAGCTCGTTCGACGCGATCGAGGGCAACACGTCGACGTCGAACGACTCCAACGGCGGTCAGGTGATGCGCCGGATGCGCGACCGTAAAGCGCAGGGCACGACGTTTATCCGCGTGAAAGAGCCCGATGCTTGACGACGACGAGGGGGGCGGCGTGCTCGCGTTCGACGTCACGACGTCCGAGCTACTTGCGGCCTGCGAGCCGGTAGCCGAGCTGCTCGCCGGGCTCATGGTGATGTTGGAGTCAATCGAGCGCGTCGACGTCGAGCTGCCCCCGGCGATCGCGCTGCACGTTCGCGACGAGCCCGACCCGGCAACGCTGCCCGACTTTGAGCTGCGCGAGATTTCGCTGCACCGGCTGTTGGACGCGATCGCCTGCCGTGCGGCCGCCGACCGGGTGCCGTTCTAGTGGCACGGATCGAGGCATACAAGTGTGAGGGCTGCGGCCGGATGCTGTACGGCGTCGCGCGCGTCGCGCTCATGGTCGACGCGCACCCGCGCGTCGAGCTGGACCTATGCCGCTCGTGCATCGTCGAGGCCGCCGACGCGGTGCTCGCGTTGCGCTGGGACGGCATCGGTGCCCTACTGAAAGACGAGCGCATATGAGGCGGTGTGCGCGTTGCGGGTGTGCGTTGTCGCGCTATGCGTCGCCGAGTGATCGCTATTGCGCGCCGTGTCATCCGGTGCGCGAGCACGGCGGGGTGTGCGCGCATGGTCACGACCTGGACGTCTATGGCGAGCGCAACGGACAACGGCGCCGCTGTTCTAAGTGTCGACGCGCGAAGCGTGCGCGTCACGGCGCCTAACTCGGCGCCTAGAAGTTGAGTGCCCGCGCTCGCAACGGCGCGGGAGTGTAACGCGTTAGAGGCGCTGCTCTGGGCTGCAGCAGTAACCGACCACGGGTTTCGGTGGGGCGGGGAGGGCTGCTCGTGGGCTGCGGTTCCAAACCGAACCATGGAAGGGGTGTAGTGGTGAGAAGGTCTACCCCGCACGTGCAAGCTATGCCCTATGACGAGTTGGCCGCGCTCGCCGGGCTATCCGACCCGCAGCGCGCCGAGCTGGACACCGACCAGGACCTCGCCGCCGAGCTGCTCCGCGCGGCGATATCGAGCACGACCGTCAAGCGGCCTAGCTCGTGGGCTGTTGCCGCGTTCCGCAAGCGGCGCGGGAACACGAAACCGAGCGCGCGCAAGCGCGCGCGCAGCGCTACCGATGGGCCCGTGCCGGGCCCGCCGCCTGCCGCCGTTCTCGAGCGCCTGCAGGCTGAGCCCGAGCTGCGGGCGATGCTCGGTTCGGTGGTCGCTGCAGCGTTGCGCTATCACGGCGAGCCCGTGCCCGAGTGGCTTGATAGCTGACCTGGACGCTACTCTCGTGCCGTGTCGCTCAACCATCAGTCGAGCGCATGGCGCGCACTGGCAGCTCGGGCTCGCCGCGAGCTAGACCCGGTGTGCTGGATATGCCGTAGGCCGATCGACCTGACGGTGACGCGTGGGCCCGCTCGCTGCAGCGTCGACCACCTGGTACCGGTGCATGCGGGCGGCCCGCTGATTGTGCCGCTCGACGAGCTGCGCCTAGCGCACGGTGGGTGTAACACGAGGCGGGGTAACCGGACCCGGCATGCGCGGCGTGGGTGGGTGCCACCCGCAACAGTGGCACCCCCGGCCGTCGAGGCAGGGGTGCCACCCTTGCCACCCTCCACGCGGCTGCCGCCGCTCGACCTTGGCGATGCGACCGACGCGCACGTCGTGCAGCGCTCGGGCTCGCGTGCTCGGCGTGCTGGCCGCGACGCTGCGCTCGTCGAGGCATCGGTGATCGAGTCGCAGCATCACCGCGCGAAGCGGCACGACCTGGGCAGGCGCGAACAGCTCGCGCTCGACGTCGCGCTCGTCAATGGAATCAATGAAAATAATGCGCGCGAATTTTTAAGCGCTGACGCGAC